TCTTGCTCTTCTGCCATAATTTATCCTTTACACACTTACAACATCATCTGGATTAATAATTGTTGCAATGACTTCATCGTCATTAATGATTCGAACTTCGCCGCCATCTATTTTAAAACGAGATCCAGAGTATCTTCCAATGCAAACCCATTGTTTTTCTCGACACCAAGGTTTACTACCAAATTTTTCTTTGTCCATATAAGCTACGGGACCAACTTTTAAAACATAAGCAACAACAGTAGCCAACGCTTCTCGTTCTCTAATCTCATCTGGAACGAAAAGTCCTCCAGAAGTTTTAGCTTTGCCTTGGTATGGCATAACAAGAACACGCCAACCAGTTGGTTGAGGTAATCTATCAAGTAAGGATTTATCTAGAAGTGAAGGGTCTAACACCCTGTTTCCAGGTTCGACATACGCTTTGTCTACAGATTTTTCTTTTCTCTGTTTTTTTAATCGCTGCGCAACATTGTCAGGAAGATAAAGTGTCTTCGTCATAATCTGCGTTATTCTCCAGCAGGGCCTTGATTTCCTCACGTGCAAGAGAAAGACCCCGTATTTCTCCTACTGTCATTTTATATTCCTCCCAGTTCGAAACAGAACCAGAAGCAAGAGCGGAACTTAAATTTTCTTCCCTCTCTTTTAACTTATTATATAAATATTTTGATAAGTCAACAACATCCATACAATTAATCCTCAAGTTTCTACATTAAGTTTGATTTTTTGACATAGAGGTTTCA